CGAGCTGATCAAGGACATTTCGGCGCCGATCCTGGTGCGCGGAAAGCATTGGGGCGGCCTGCGCATAGGCGCCAAAATCGCCTGAGCGAATCGCTTGCGGGCGGCGCCGCCTGGCGCCGCATCCGCTGTAACCGGACAGATCATATGGCCAAGGCGGGATTAGGCGGGATCACGTTAAATCTCGCGGTCTGAGCCTAGAAAAACAAGGCATCAGCGAGCGTCGGTGGTGCGCCGTGGGCGAAGCAGAGCGGCCAAATCAAATGGCCATAAATGGCAACCGGCGCGGCAGCGGCAAAAATAAAAAGCCAAGGAAACCGGGCATCTCATCCGATCTGGCAATGGCGAACATGCAAATCTTTCTGGCAGGGCTCTGATATAGCCGAATTCGGCGGAATTCCGCAGGGCGCTTGGCTTTCAGCCGATTTTAAATCAGGTCTAAATCGTAGCGAACATGCAACTGAAATCGGCGCTTCGGGGTCTTTAAGGACGCCTTGGCGGCGTAGACGGGTTCTCTTTTCCCGACGCTACGGCTTCGGCCGAGCACCTGGTCTCTGGTGGTGTTCCGCATGTGCTCTTGAACGCAGCCCACTCGATGCGGCCGTCTTTTGGCGACATCATCACTTAATGACGCCAAGGTATGACAAGACAATTATTCCGACGATAAATAAAACACAGGCCCTCAAGAATAATTTGAAGGCATTATCTACACCCCTATCAAAGCCAGCTATCTTACGACTTGGAACAAACAGTCTCGCTAAAAGAAGTGGTATAGCAATAGCGACACCGCCTAATATTAAGAAAGCTATCATAGTCTATTATCCCACCATATAACCTTGCCTACTATCTTTAAAGTTCCATCGCGATTTAGTCGAAATATTTCCTCGGGTTGCGTCGGATTATCGCTGATAATCGCAATAAACTCTTTGTCGATCCGCCGTAAGCGCTTCAAGCGTAGTCCATCTGTGGTAAAAAATACAAAGATATCCGGATGGGCGCGGCGCCCTTTGCGAAGAACGTCCGGTAGATCACGATCGTTTTCGTCGATGATGACCAGGGCGTTATTAGAAATGGTGGGCTCCATGCTGTCGCCGCGCGCGCGGAGGCTCGACAAGCGCGCCTGGCCGGCGGGTTTTTTCAGCAACTTTTCCAAAAAATAGGTCGGAAAGGCGAATTGAGCCTCGGCCTGAACGACATCCGCGACCGAGCCGGCGCCAGCCGCCGCCCTCACGTCCAACACAGGAACGATGGCTGTTCCCAGCGGCTCGACGGGCTTTGGCGGTTCAAGCCCCAGAAACCAAGCAAGATCGCGGCCGGTGGCTTTCGCGAACGCCTGCAGATCAGTGACCGTCGGCGACGTTTTCCCGTCGATCCAGCGATGCAATGTCATCCTGGTGAAGACTCCATTCGTTTGCCGCTCGAACAGGGCTGCTCGGTCGCGACCTCCGATCGCGTCTGCGATGCGCCTACCGAGAACGGGAAGCTCATCAATCACTTGCGCATTCCTGCACAAAAATGTGCGCAACAGGCTTGACTGATGAACATTTTTGTTCGAGTTTCAGACAAGGCTGATTTGCGCGTGCACGTTTTTGTGCGCGCCACCGAGCGAGAAATGACGTGCATTTAGACGAGAATCCAGGCTGGCACCGCGCCGACATCATCGCGGCCGTCCGGAAGCGTGGATCAACCCTCGCGGGCGTGGGTCGAACCATAGGGCTTTCGCGCAAAAGCATGTCGTGGGCGCTGATCCGCCGCCACGAGCGTGCGAATCTGGCTATCGCCGCGTTCCTCGGCCTGCCCGCGCATGAGCTTTGGCCATCCTGGTATCCGCCCATTTCTTCCTCCGCGCCGAAATCTAGCGCATCCGCGCGGAAAGAGTCTCGCATCCCCACCAAGGCAGCTTAAGAAATGGTTAACTACATTAAACGCGCCGATATCGACGCCTCAAACCGCCTACGACCGGTCGATCGCGACCATTCCGAGCTTTTGGCGGCGTCCATGCGCGAGATCGGGCCGCAGCAGCCGATCACGGTGCGGTCGATGTCCGATCGCGCGCTCCCTTATTCCCTAGTCATGGGCGCCCACCGCCTTGACGCCTACGGTCTGAACGGCTGGGACGATCTCGAGATTGGGAAACACGTCGTCGTCGTGGAAATGAACGATGACGAGGCCCGGCTCGCGGAGATTGACGAAAATCTGGCGCGCCACGAGCTGAACGCGCTCGATCGGGCGCTGTTCCTGCAAGAGCGCAAACGGCTTTATGAGGCCCTTTACCCGGAAACGGCTCACGGAAAATCCAAGAAAAACAAAGGGAAAGAAAAGACCCAAACATTAGGTCTTTTCCGCGAGTCATTCAGCAGGCAGGCCGCAAAAAAGCTCGGGCTCTCTAAGGCGGCGGTCGAGCTTTCCGTGGCCTTGGCCGGAAAGCTCGACCCAGACGCCATCAAAGCTCTGCGCGGAACCAAGATCGAGCGCAATCAGCGCGAATTGCTCGCCATCGCCGCGCTCGATCCCGAGCAGCAGCGCACCGTCGCCGGCCTGATCAGCGCCGGCGCGGCCAAGACCACGGTCCAAGCCAAGGTCACGGCCGGTCTCGAACAGGCCACGGTCTCGGATCCTCAAGCGCGGCTTTACGCGACCCTGCTCGACGCCTGGACCAAGGCCGACAAGGTCACACGCGCCAATTTCATGGCCGCCGCCGATCTCGCCTACGCACCGGCCGCCGCGCCGGCGAAGGGAGGCCGCAAATGACCAGGTCGACCGTTCAGTCTCCCTTTTATAACAAAGCGATCGAAGAGCTTGCGCACATCGAGAGGCAGCGCGCCGCAGGACGGTTCGAAATGAACCCCTTTCGCCCCGCTCCCCCCGTCCGCAACTGGACCGGATTCGCGCTCCGGGCCGTCATCGGCCTTGCCCTCGCGGATATCGCCGTCGTCGCCCTCATTTTCGCCCGGTAGACCATGAAGTCCTGGCTCACCACGACAGAGCTTGCCGCGCTCGCGCTTCCCGGCCTTCCCTCGACCCGTCAAGGCTGGGAAACGTTGGCGGAGCGCGAGGGCTGGGTGCACGACGGGGGCAAGGTTCGCGTGCGCCGGTCACGTGGCGGCGGCTGGGAATATCATATCGATCTGCTGCCCGCCGGGGCGCTGGCGGCCTATGCGGCCAGGCTGACGGGCAAGGTCGTCGTCACCGAACAGGATCGCATCCTCGGCGAGGCGTCCGAGAGCGACCAGCTCGTGCTGCCCGCGCTCGATCATCGCGATGCGCGGCTGGCGTTGCTTGCGGCGGCCGATCGGTTTTTCACCTCCGGCGTGTTCTCGCGCGTCGCCGCCGATCAAGCGTTCTGCGGACTCTACAATCTCGGAAAAATCGAGGTCGAGTCCTGGGTCCGGCAGGCGGTGCGCGAGATCGCGCCGCGCTCGCTGCGCCGCTGGCGGTCGCTGCGCCAGTCGAGCACGGTCAATGCGCTCGCCGTCGATCGCGGCGCCGGGCGGCGCGGGTCGGGGACGCTCGACCAACCCGATGTCCGCGCCTGGCTGCTCGGTTTCATTGCGCACAAGCCCCATACCTCGGCGCAATCGGCGCATGATTATCTCACTGCGCAATTTCCCCAGCTGGACGTCTCGGTCCGCAATGTGAGGCGCGCTTTAAGCGTCCTTAAAACGACCGAAAAAGTCGCTCTCACCCGCATTACCAATCCCGACGCCTGGAAGTCGAAATACGAGCCCTCCGGCGAGAATTCTAACGCGGTCACACGGCTGAACGAACTCTGGCTGATCGACGCGTCGCCGGCCGACGTGCTGCTGACGACGGGCCGTCATTCCATCTATGCCTGCATCGACCGCTATTCGCGCCGCACATTAATTTATGTGACCAAGACGCCGCGCGCCGAGGCCGTTTGCCTGCTGCTGCGACGCGCGCTGCTCGCCTGGGGCGTGCCGGAGCGGATCAAGACGGACAACGGTTCGGATTTCAAGGCGCGCCGCACCGTCGGACTCATGGACGCGCTCGATATCGAGGTCAATGTCGCGCGCGCTTACGACCCAAAGGCGAAGGCGCATGTCGAGCGCGTCATTAAGACCTTCCAGCACGATTGCGCCAGCGATCTGCCGGGATTCATTGGCCACAATGTCGCTGACCGCAAGGTGATCGAGGAGCGCAAGAGTTTCGCTCAGCGCCTCGGCGAAACGGACGACAATATTTTCTGCGTGGAGCTGGATGCGCCCGGCCTCCAGGCCAAATGCGACCATTGGGCCGGCGTCCGTTACGAGCATCGCGAGCATGGCGGCAAGGATATGAATCGCCAATCGCCCTTCCAGAAAGCGCAGGAATATCGCGGAAAAATCAGCCGGATCGGGGATATCCACGCCCTCGACATGCTGCTCGCGCCGATCGCCGGCAACGATGGAATCCGCACCACATCCAAGAAGGGCGTGCGGACCGACAACGCCAATTACTACACCAACGTGTTGCCCGGCGAGCGGGTGTTTGTCCGCATGGATCCGGCCGATTTGGGCCACATCTATCTCTTCACGCCGGACGGCCTGAATTTCCTCGGCGAAGGTGTTTGCCCGGAGCTCGCTGGCGTCGATCCGATCAAGGCCCTGGCCGAGGTCAAGCGCCAGCAGGCCGAGCTGCTCGCCGAGCGCACCGCGCCGATCCGCCGCGAATTGCGCCAGATCAAGAAGGACAAGCCGGCGCTGGCCGACGCGATCGCGCGTCGCGAGGCCGAGGCGGCCGGCAAGCTGATTTCGTTCCCGCAGCCCTCCGAGACCTATTCCACGCCCGCGCTCGCGGCGGCGGCCGACGCGCTGGCGGCGCCCAAAGCGCCCGCGCCCGATATGGAGCGCGAGGAGATGCAGAAACAGGTCGAGGCCGATCTCGCCGGGGCCGCGCCGGCGCCAGTCGCCAACGTGACGCGCCTGCCCGAGACCCCGCAACAGCGGTTCCGGCGCGCGCTGGCTTTCGAGGCCGATATCGCGGCGGGCGTCAAGGTTTCGACCGAGGACATGCTCTGGCTCGGCGGCTACCAAACTACCGCCGAATATCAGGGATTCCGCATTGTTTACGACGATTTGGGCGAGGCGGCGTTGCGTTAGCGCCTCACCGAACCGGTGGCGCTGTGTATGGCGTTCGCCGCCGGAAAATTGAAGGCCGGACGCTGCAACGTCCGGCCTTTGGAAGCCAACAAAAAACTGAATGAGACCGAAAGTGTCAGACCCTTCATCGATTGTCAAACCAACGCAGACATTAGCCGCATTGAAGAACGTTTCGGGCTTCATGCAACTGGTTTTAAAAATCCAGAAACGCCACCATTCCCTGCCCAATCTCGGCGGCATGTACGGGCCTTCCGGGTTCGGCAAGACCTATGCGTCGATCTATGCCCAGAACAAGACCGGCGCCGTGCGCGTCGAAGTCGGCGAGAGCTGGAACAAGAAGTCTTTCGTGCGCGCCGTGCTGCGCGAAGCCGGGATCGCAGAGCCCAGGGGATCGACCGCTGATCTGATGGAACAGGCGATCGTCGCCCTTTCCGAATATCCGGATCGCCCGCTGATCATCGACGAGGCCGATAAGCTCGTCGACAAGGGGCTGATCGAGCTGGTTCGCGAGATCGCAGAGCACTCGCAGATCCCCGTTTTGCTGATCGGCGAGGAGGCCTTGCCGGCAAAGCTCGCCAGGGTCGAGCGGGTCCATAATCGCGTTCTGTCCTGGTATCCCGCCGAGGCCTGCGACCTAGCGGATTGTCGAAAGCTCGCGGACATTTTCATCGCCGGGATTCCGATCGAGGACGCGCTGCTCGAAGCAGTGCGCGAAAAGGCGCAGGGGCGCGCGCGCCGCGTGGTGGTGACGCTCTCGAGCATGCGCGACTGGTTCGCCGTCCACCGCCCGATCGAGGGGCTGACGCTCGCCAATTACAAGGGCGAAATTTTCACCGGCGAGGCCCCTGCCGCCCGCAACGGCCGTCTGACCAGCGTGCGCGGCGGGAGGGCGGCATGACCCACAAATTGAAAGTCGCCCTGCTGCGCGGCCCCGAATTCTACTGGCGAAAAGCCTGCGAACTCACTCGTGACAAACAGGGATTCACCGCCGCCGATCTCGCGGGCTGCACCAGCGGTGTCGCTAATGCGACCGTCCGGCGCTGGCTCAGCGCGATGCGCCGTCAAGGCGAAATCAAAGTCATCGGCGCAGGCCGAATCGTCTGCGGCCACGTCGAGAATATCTGGGCCGTGGTTCGCATTCGCGACAACGCGCCGGCGGTCGAGCGGGCCGGAAACCTCGGAATGAAGGGACGCGCGCAACAGCAGATGTGGAATGCGATGCGTATTTTGCCGAACTTCACGATCAAGGAACTGGCGGTGGCGGCCTCCATTGAGGAGCGGCCGGTCACGCTTCATCTCGCCAATTGGTACGTCGTGCTGCTTGCGCGCGCCGGCATGGTCGGCCTCGTCGAAAAGCCCTTGTTCGCCACGAGAGGCTGCACGCCTGACGTTCCGGGCCGCTGGCGCCTTCTCCGCCAACACAATAGTGGACCCGCCGCGCCGCAAATCTTTCAGGCACGTTTCGTCTTTGACCCCAACCGAGATCAGATCGTCGGCGAAAGCGAGGTTTTGTCATGACCGCCCCGGTTAACCTTAACAAGACCGATTTCGTCGCCAATGCGCGGCGCAATTGGGGCGACGCTCTGCCCGATTGGGTGGTCGTGCTCGCCGAGGAGGCCACGCGCACCAATGGCGTCGCTGCCGCCAAAAGGCTCGCCTATTCGCCGGCCGTCGTCACTCAGGTCATCAACGCCACCTACAAGGGCGATCTCGGCGCCGTCGAGCAGAAAGTGCGCGGCGCCCTGATGGGCGTCGAGGTCGATTGCCCGATCCTCGGCGAGATCGGCCGCGACCGTTGCCTGGACGAGCAGAGGAAGAAATTTCGCGGCACGTCGGCGATCCGGACGCGGCTCTACAACGCCTGCCGGGGCGGCTGCGGCCATTCGCGGCTCAAGAACGCGGAGGCGGGCAATGTCCAAACCGCAGTCTGACATTCCGGTCTCCGAAGCGCTGCGGCGCCTGCGCGACATGTTCCTGCCCTATGCCGACGACGGCGTCGAAATCCTGCCCGAGGCCCTGCGCGACATCGTCGAGCTGCTCGGCTCGGCCGCCGACGAGGCGATCGTGCTGGAGACTCTGGCGCAGCGCCCGCTCGATCGGCTCGCCCGCGACGCAGAGCGTTTCGTCGCCGACAACGTCATTTTCTTCCCCTCGAAAACCGCAGCAATGGAGCCCTTCAATGGCCGTTAAATCCAAGACCAAGGGCGCCAATGCGCCCGTGCCGCAAACCAAGGACGAAGCCGCGCGGTGGGTCCGCGAGATCGGCGACAATAATCGCGAGATCGCGCGCATCGAAGCCGACATGAACGACGCCATCGCCCAGCTGCGCGAAGACGCCGGCGAAAAGGCGACACCGCTGATCGAGCGCACGAAACTCCTGACCGAGGGCCTGCGCACCTGGTGCGAGGCCAATCGCGCCATGCTCACTGACGGCATGAAACGCAAATGGGCTGATCTCGGCGCCGGCAAGATCGAATGGCGCACCTCGCCGCCGAAGGTGACGATCAAGGGTGTCGAGGCTGTTCTCACAGCGATCAAGACTCTCGGCCTGGCGCAATTCCTTCGCACAAAGGAGGAAATCGACAAGGAGGCCATGCTGCGCGAGCCGGACAAGGCGCGGCTGGTTCCGGGCGTCTCTATCGGCTCGGAAGGCGAGAACTTTTCCGTCGAGCCGTTCGAGGCCGTGCTCGAGGGAGGCAAGTGATGGAAGGCATACGCTACGGCCTCTCGGTCTATGTGACCTCGGACAAGCTCGCCTCGGACACGGTGGTGACGCTCGAAAGCCCGAGGCCTCTTCCGCCCGTGACGGCCCGTTCCGATCTCAAGGCTTTGATGGCGTCGATCGACTGTTGCGAGGCGTTCGAGAGCCTCGCCAAGAGCGCCGACGACTGGCGGCTGATGACCGACGAGGAAATCGCCCGCTTCAAGAAGGAGACGCAGCATGCATGACCCCGCGCTCATCGAGCACGCCAAAGCGGGCGAGCTGCGCCCGGTCCAGCCCGGCGACAAAATCATCGTTCGCGGCCTCGGGAAAGTCGAGGTCAAGGCCCTGTGGCCGGATCGCGACATGGTCGAGGTCCAAACCAAGGACGGCTTCGCCTTCCTCGTCTTTGGCGACCACATCCTCATTCCCCGGAGGGTTTCATGAAAACAGCATTCTATTCCGGCCTCGCGCTCGGGTTTTCGTTCCTCGCGGGCGGCCTGATCTGGCTGCACGATCCCATGGGCGCCGCGCTCGCTTTCGCAGCCGCCGTCTTGGCCCAGGTCGCCGCGATCGACCGGGCGCTTCGCGCCATGACGGATGACGTGCTGACGGCGTCGCGCCAGCTCGACGCGCTCGCGCAGGAGGCCCCCCATGACTGAGCATCGCTCGTTCAAGCCGGCCAACGGCAAAGAGGCGTCCGAATTCAAGCGCGCCTGGTGCGACAATTGCGCGCGCGCCAGCCGCCCCGAGCGTTGCTGGATCCGCCATCGCGGAATCATGCTCGACCCGGCCGACACCGATTATCCGCAGGAATGGCGGATCGGCGAGGACGGCCCGGAATGCACGGCCTTCGCGCCGAACGCGCGGAGGGTCGGATGAACCTTCCTAAGTTGGCCCTGTCCGTCCGCCAGCCTTGGGCCTGGGCGATCATTTTTGGCGGCAAGGATATCGAAAACCGCTCGCAGTTTTCGCTAAAGCACATGAATTTCGACCGCGTCGAGCGCATCGCCATTCACGCTGCAAAGGGAATGACCAAAGAGGAATATGCCTCTGCCGCCGACTTCATGGCCCGTGGCGGCGTTGCTTGTCCTCCGGCAGCGGAGTTGCGGCGCGGCGGCATTATCGGCTCGGTCTCGGTTAAAGGCATAACAAAGCAAAGCGCCTCGCGCTGGTTTATTGGCCCGCGCGGAATTCGGCTCGCCGATCCGGAGCCGTGCGACTTCATCCCATGCGCGGGAAGCCTCGGTCTATTCGATTGGGGAGCGGCGGCCACGACAGAGGCGCCCGATCCGGCGAAATGGATGCTTGCGCAGAAGGTTGCTGAGGGGAGGCTACTTTGACCGCCGTTCACCCCTCCCAGATCAGGGCGATCCATGTGCTGAAAGGCCAGTCCGGCCTTTCGGAAGCGGAATATCGCGAGCACCTTAAATCCCGTTTCAAGGTGGTTTCGAGCAAGGATCTGACGGACGCCCAGGCGGGCCTCCTGATGGATGATTTGCGCGCGCTCACCGGGACCAAAGCGCCCCGGACGTCAGCCAAAAAGGCGAGCGGCAAATTCGCCCCCGTCCTGCAGGCGCTCTGGATCGCCGGCTACAATCTCGGCATCGTCGAGAACGCCGACGACGCCGCGCTGCTGGCCTTCGTCAAGCGCCAGTGCAAGGTCGATCATGATCGCTTTCTGGTCGACCAGGCGGAAGCCGCCAAGGCGATCGAGGGATTGAAGAGCTGGATCGCGCGCGAGGCCGGCTTCTCCTTTGGAACACAAGCGGGGGCCGACCGCTATGGCGTGACGTTGAAGACGCTCAACAAGCGCGCGGTGGTGTTCGCGATCGCGCGCCGCATTCAGGCCAACGGTCTGCCGAGCTTCGAGACCGAGAGCTTCGCCTGTCTGGAAGGCTTCCCGCCGATCTCCCGCTGCGACGACGTCCAGCTCGATCGCCTGTCGGCGAAGATGGGCGCGATGCTGCGGCAGTACATGGGGAGGGCGTGATGGTTCTTTACGCCTCCGCCGATCAAATCGCCCGCGCCATTGTCGCGGCCGCGCGCCTCACTGGGGCGGACCCGCTGCGGCTTTACGAGCCGTCTCCCCGCGCGCCAAACGCGATGTCTCGCGCGCGCTGGCTGGCCTACGCGGCGCTTTCCAGCGTCGTCAAGGGTTGCGCCAACGTGGCTTTGGCGCGGGGGTTGGGAATTGCGCCTGCTTATAACGTGGCCAGCAATTTCCGGATCATGCAAACTTCAAAATGGTGGCGCGAGGATTGGGTTGACGAGGTCGTTGGCGCGATCCTGGCGCCGGAGATCGACCTGCCGAGACTGCCGATTCAAGCCGTCAACGTCACCAATTATGACGAAGTGCAAAAGGCCATCGCGCCCGATTTGGCGGCTCCGGCCGCGCCGGCGTCGTCGTCTGAGGAAAATCTGCGCCGGCATTATCGGCCGGCGCGGAAGCCGAAGCGGAGCGCTGCTCGCGCGCTGGATCTTGGCGAGCCGGTCTCCGGGCGTTCGGCGCTCGATCAGCGTCGCGCGGGCGTCACGCCTCATTATGGCGATGACGACGACGATTTCCAGCGCGGCCGCGCCGGCTGCATCCGCAAGCCGATTTCGCTGCCACGCCTGAAATTTCTGGAAAAGGATTTTTGACATGAAAGCCTTTGCTCTCGCCCTTGGTCTGCTCGCGACGCCGGCATTCGCCGCCGAGGTCCATTTCGCGCCCAGGGAAAATCTCGAAACGATAGACGTCGCGCTGATCGGCGAGGCGCGCGAGAGCATCGATCTCGCGGCCTATGGCTTCAGCTCGACGCCGGTGATCGGCGCGCTGGCCGAGGCCGGGGCGCGCGGCGTGAAGGTGCGGGTCTATCGCGATCACACCCAGCCGCATCCGATCGGCGCCGTCGCCGAGGCGTTGAAGCTTTTGGCGGCCACGCCGAATGTCGAGATCCGCTTCAAGCGCGGCGGCCCGATCATGCACCTCAAGGCCTATGCCATCGACGGCAAGGTCTTCCGCTCCGGCTCAGCCAATTTCACCCACGGCGGCCTGATCCGCCAGGACAACGACCTGACGATCGACCGCGACCCGGCGGCCGTGGCGGCCTTCGAGGCCGATTTCAACGCGATGTGGGGGCGGTGATGGGACATCAAATTCAGACCACGGATTTTCGCCGCGAGATCAACTTTACGGCCGGCGCGTGGCTGGTGATGAGCTGGATCAAATCTTTCACGCCAACGCGCAAGCCTGAGGGAATGAGCGATGTGGAGTGGTTCGACGAGATCAATGGCGTGTCAAAGGCGACGCCAGAAGCGGTCATTCTTGCCAACAGCAAAGTGCCATTCCTTTTCGAAAGGGCGCGGGTCGAAGGGGCTATTTCCGATCCGCGCATTCGTGAGGACGAATTTGAGGAATGCAGGTTGTTCCTGAGCTACGCGGCCGAAAATCGGTGCGGCATTACGGGTAGTTGGTAGGAGGCAAGACATGCTCACTCTCGCCCATCTCGACCGTCAGGAGCTGCTCGCGCTGATCGAGCACGCCGGGATTTACAACGATCCCGGCGCATTCAAGGCCGGCTGGCGCGCCGTTTTGGATGCGCGGATGGCGCAGGCGAGAGCCGCCTACGATAACGCCTATGCGGCCTGGGCGCCGCTCTCCAACAGGGCGCGCGCGGATGCGGAATCGGCCCGGACCACGATTGAGTTCCGGGGTCGCGATCCGGTCGCGATGCGCAAATTCGCCGAGAGCCGGGCCTCGGCGCGCGCGGCGGCCGACGCCTGGAAAAAAGTGCGCGCCGCCGAGCAGGCCCGCGAAAAGATCGCCGCGCTGCTGCGCCTGGTCGGGAGACTGTAATGAGCCTGCGCGTCTCCGACCATGCCCTATTGCGCTATTTCGCGCGCGTCGCCGGCTTTGACGTGGAAGCCCTGCGCGCCGGACTGGCGGCGCAGCTGGAGCGCGGACAGACGGCGGCCGAAAGCATCGGCGGCGGCCATTACGTCATCCGCACCGCCGAGGCCGGCTTTGTCGTCAAGAACGGCGTCGTGGTGACGGTGCTCGCGGCGGATATGGGCGCGGCGTCGCTTTCCGGAGACGGGGCATGATCGGGATCTCCGAGCTGCTCGCAGAGGCGCGGCTGATTTATGCCGAGCGCCGGGATTCGGTCCAGGCGCAGGCGGTTGCGCTCGAGCGAAACCCCAAGGCGGCGAAATTCACGGCCGAGGAAATCCAGAAGCGCCGGGCGCGCCTGCCGAAGGTCGAGGGGATCGGGCGCGGCCTGGCGGCGATCGAGGCGCGCCGCGCCGAGGTTCCGGACTGGATTTTAACGGCCTTTGAAGGGGAGGAACAGCCGTGAGATTGGCGTGCATCGTCCCATTCTGCCGACGGACGCGCGGCCAGCGCAAAGGCGAGCCGCCGATCCGGCCCGGCGAGGAATGGATTTGCGGGCCGCATTACCGCCTCGTCGATCCGGCGCTCAAGGCGCTGCGGCGCCGCGCCGCGCGGGCGAAGCGGTGGCGATTGGCCTGGATGCTTTGGGGCAAGACCAAGCGTCAGGCGATCGAGCGGGCGGTGGGGATATCATGACGATTTTTCGCCCGTTGCCCGACAAGAAATACGACATCATCGTCGCCGACCCGCCCTGGCTGGTCAAAACCTATTCCGAGAAGGGCGAGTCAAAATCGCCGCAGGCCCATTATCGCTGCCACGATATCGAGGCGATCTCGACGCTTCCCGTCTGGCAGATCGCGCGCGGCGATTGCTGGCTGTTTCTGTGGACCTCGGCGCCGCTGCTCAATCGCGCCTTCGACGTCATGCGCGCCTGGCGCTTTTCCTATTGCACGCGCTTCTCTTGGCGCAAGATGACCGCCGCCGGCAAGCCGCGCAAAGGGCCGGGCTTCGTCGTCCGGACGCACCACGAAGACATCCTGATCGGCAAGCGCGGCGCGCCGCTTTATGCCGGGGCGCTCGACTCGCTGCTCGACGGCGTCGCGCGCGAACATTCGCGCAAGCCCGAGGAATTTTACGACCAGATCGAGAGCTTTCTGCCGCGCGCCTGGCGCATCGACCTGTTCTCGCGGCTCGACCGGCCGGGCTGGGATTCGTGGGGTGACGAGGCCGGGAAATTCAACGAGGCTGACCCTGCGCCAGAGCGAGGCTCGGACGATGAGGGATGATTATTACTATCTCCCCGGCGTGCTCCATGAGATCGCGACCATCGCCGGACTGCCGGCGGCGCTGGCGCTCGCCGAAAAATATGGCGGCACGCGCGTGCATTTCCCCAGCCGCGCCCCGGACGGCCATTGGCTGGAGCAGCTCGTCGGGCGCGAGGCGGCCGACAAGCTCTGCGCTCATTTCCGTTCGCGCTTTCGCGGCGGAAACTCGGTCGAGATCCCGCTCGGTCCGAAAAATTTCTATATGAAGGCCCGAAAATTGACCGTTGAACTCAAAGAGCAAGGCGTGTCAGGATATGAAACCGCCCGCCGCATCGGCGTGAGTTCGCGTACGGTCCGCCGCTATCTCGAAGGCGCGAAGGACGACCCGGACCAGGGCTCGCTG